CAGTACCAACATCAGAGAAGGTTGCGATTGGGTTAATTCTACCTTGATAAAGTGTATCTCTATCTTCTTGTGTAAGTTTAATTCTTGCTTTAACTGAATTAACCAAACCTCTTGTGTAACCCGCAGATGCGAACCAAGGGAATGCAATATTATCAGTTAATGCCAAGTTTCTACAAACTTCACCTGTTGCAGGTAAATAAATTTGAGTGTTATTAACAGTATCTCTTGTTAAAATCCAAGGGTAATAAGTCGCTGTGTAGTTAGAATCAATTCCTGTATTATCCAAATTATCTACCGCCTCTTGTGGTAAAATTTGAAGTTCATTACTTGAACCATCTGGACTATATAAATCATAGTCAGGGATTGTCGCAATATAGATAGAATCCGCTCTTTGATATTGAACCATATTGATTGCAGCTTCTGCAAGATTATCAGTATTAACAATGTCAACACCACCAATTGCGAAAACATTAATATTTGTTGCTTCAGGATTTGCAAATGACTCAATACCAAGTAAGTAAGCGTAGTAATCAGTATTAGCCCAATCAACCGTGTTTTGATTAACAACAATTTGTTTGAACATACCATCACCAGTTGCTTGTGGGTACCTTGTATTTGGAGCGGCTCCTGCTAAGTATCCTGAACCTCCTAACATAAATCTTTGTTCATTTGTTCTAAACTCTCTGTATATATCCCATCCGTCAAATCCTCCCGCAAAACATACGGTGAATTTTCTTGAATAAATAAAATAATAAGGATTTGCCTGCGTGGTAGGCTCTGCTCTAAATTCCGCTGAACCACAATCAAAAGCTGTTTGACCACTTGTATCAAATGAATTTGAAATTGTAACAACAGTTGCACCTGAATCCATATGGAAACCTCTTGTTAAGTAATTCCAAGGAACTGAATCTGTTGCAACTTCCCAACCAACTGTTGGATTTTGTTTTCCTTTGTATTCAAAGAATGATTCATCAAAACCAACCTTAGTTGAAAATCCTAAATAAGTTCTTCTAATAACATCACCTGGAGAAGATACAACATTATCACCGCCTGTTGAACTACCAAAAGGAGGATTAAATACAGTTTCACCCGGTAAGTTATATTTTGTTTTGTAAATAGGTACAGGTGGCATATTTTGTGTGTTTGAATAAACTCTTTGTTCGTAACCATAGAATCCACAAGGTAATGCGTCATCAGGATATTCATCCGCCATTTCAACCATAATATATTTAGAAATTAAAGCAAACTCACCATTTGCAGAACCTATTTTTTTAGCGATGAAACTATTAGATGCGAAATCCATAGTACAGTTTGTAAATTTCTCTAAAACAACTGGATTTGTATCAGTATCAAAGAAACTTCTAACAAGTACATCAAAAGTTTGATTATTAAATGATATATTGGCAATTGAAACTTTTATTTCTGTATTTGCGGCAGTACCATCAGATATTGAAACAAATCTAAATAACTTAAACACTTCGCTACCTCTCAATTGAGAAACCAAGAAAGGAGTTACAGGTGTTGTATATTTTTCTAAATTCCAAGCGATTGATTGAGTACTCCTACTTCTCGCATCAGGTAATGCAACTAATGTACAATCTAAACCACGTATGTAACCCTTATTGTAAAGATATTCCAATCCTCCGGCGTATATTTCCTCAACAAAGATAGGTACTTGGAATCTTGATTTACCAAAATTATCAATACCTAAAACTTTTGTTATAAATTTACTACTTGATGGTTGCATTGAAACCTCAAATGAGAAGTTATTATTTTCTACTGTATAACCTGAAAGTAAGAATGTTGCGAAAGGTGTTTGTGAAACATAAGAATATGGTCCTGAACAAACCATTTGTAAATCATTACCTACAAAATTACCAAATACATCTGTAGTTCCTGATACTTGATAAATTGGACCGTGTTGGTCTGAATTATATAATGATATACCTCTTGAACGAATTGTTGCAAGAATTAAATCATTGTAATCAGAATATGCAGTACCTGTAAATGTATAAACACTACCTGTTACAGTACCTGTGAATGAATTTGAGGAATCAATTGACAAGTCAGTCATAGAATAAAACCAAGAGTAACCTGTGTACGCATCTCCTGTAGTTAAATCAAAATTAGCATAGTACCAAGGGTCATTTGATGCAGCACTTAAATCATTTGCAGCTAAATTTAAACTATCTGAACCTAAAACATTTGTTAATGTTGTGTACTGAACCGCTAATGAATTGTAATCTGTTTCTACTATTGAACCATACACAACCGCAGTTGTTGCAGTTGTTGATGGCGTTTTTGAATATGCTAATACTGTATTTGTTGTATCGGCACTTAATGTCGAGATACTACCATCAGATAATCTATATTGTGTTGTGTAATCGGCTAAAACTTCATTAGGTAATGAACCGCTAATTAATTGAATTGATGTTCCACCAGTTACACCTGTGAAAGTTGCAGTAAATGTTGATGAGTTACCATCTAAACCAATTGTTAAAGGTTCTACATTTGCAATTGCTCTAATACTCCAAGAAGGACCTGCATCATATCCCGATAAACCAAGGATTCTTGTTACAAACAATTGATTTGATTGTTGCAAGTATGATTTAGCAATGTAAGCCGCTTCATACTTTGGGATTTGTGTATTCACAAATTTTGTTGGTTCAGTACCTCCAAAAAGAGCCTGAAACTCATCATAGTTTGTTATAAAAATTGGTTCGAAAGCCGGACCTCTTAAAGTTTCACCAACAAGACCTAATGTGGTTACACCCACACTTTGAGCCACGAATGATAAATCTGTCTCTGAAGTATACACACCTGGTGATACAAACACTTTCTGATTAACTTGAGTTGTTGCCATTATGTTATTCTATTTAGTTTTATTTTATAGATAAATATTAGTAAATAAATGAAAAAACTTTACTTTTTGAAAACTATTTATAAACAAGCACCTAAAATTCTGCTTATTTTCTGCTTATGTCACAGAATGATAATAGAGATATAAAAAATATTAAAATCTCAAAAGAGGTTCACGCATTGTTAAAAAAACACTGCGATAAGAAAGGTATTAAAATTTATAAATTTTTGGAAGATTTAATTAAAGAAAACTGTAAGGTTAGTAAAGATATATATGGGGAGAATTAAATTAACTTATTTGTAAACTTAATATAAGAATCCTGTAAAGGGTCAATTCTTATTATTGAAATATCTAACTTTTCATTAGTTTTGATTGGAATATTAAAAATATCTGTGCCATAATATTCATCATCAATAAAAACACTATATTGGGAAATGTTAAAAGCCTCAAGTACTTCCATATTTATTGTATAATCCATTACTTTACTGTAAAAATCAGTACCAACAGGATAATCAAAAGTTAATTCAAATGTATTTGTATTTTCAGGGTACTTAACAGGTTTTTTTCTTTTTGATGATGTTTCTAATTCAAAAAGTTGTAATACTCTGTTTATCGCCGGTTTAACCACAAACTCTTCCTCATCAATCAAATAACCTAACATAGTAAAATCATAGTTCTGTATATAAAATTTTCTTTTGTCCAACTCCATTACTGATTCATCTGAGATATTTGTTGAGATAATTGGAACATACTGTCCCTTGATAAAGGTATACGCTTGTCTTGATGAGAATTTTTGTAATATAACTTTGTTAAATTGATTCAATTCTCTCATCCTATTACAAACAATTTTAACATTATAATTAACATCAACAGGTACAGGTTGTGGAATTTGGTATACATCCGCACCTTGTTGATTCCCGTTCCAAGTAGGAACTGTTGCAAAATAAAATTGTTTTCTATTTGGTATTGTGTATTGTAATGATGGATTTGTTCCGTATTTAACTTCGGGTTGTCTAACCACAGTAATAAATGGTGGAGAAGCGTTTAAATCCCTATCAACAAACTCCCAAGTTTCAGTAAATTGTGCCCAATTTTGAGTTGTTAAGATTATATCAAGCATTGGAACAATCTTACCTTCGGAGGTTATTTGTAAATCATTTTTAACAAAATCTAACATACCCCTATCCAAATCTGCGTGTAAAACAGATTTTGGTAAATAAGTACCGTCTTTAGTAATATAGTTCGCAAGTTGATGTCTGCGTTCTGACAATTCCTTTTTAGGTACTAAATCTAATGTTTTTTTTATTTGTTTAGGATATGCCATTATTTTTTTATTTCTGTTATAACAAATAATTTATTTTTTGAATTAATTAAATCAACTTCTTTTGCATCAAAAACAGGTTCTTCTGTATCTCTATAAACAAAACTATCATATTTGTATGGGTTGTAAGTCACAACATTTCCTGTTGGTTCTTCGGGTATATCGTCACAAGGGTATTGACAAAAATCAACTAAGATTCCATTTACAAACGCGTGTACATTTTTAGATTTTTCTTGTCTAACTTTTTCTCTACCTCCCGGTCTAACTTTAAAATTAACATCCTGTAGTTTAATATAATCAGCGTGTAATACAACTAATCCATTCTTTTGAACGGAAAAAGTGTGTTTATGTAGGTTATAGTAAACCTTAACCCTTTGACCAATTAACGAGTCAATCAACATTTTATTTTGTTCTTCTGTTATTATTATTCTCATATTCCGTTAAGTTCATTTTGACTCACAGGTGTTGCGAGTATACTTCTATAAAAAGGTTTTACACCTCCGTAGTTATGTTTATTGTCCGATACAACCCTACCATCATCAACCACACTATAATATCTAACAACATCTTCTTTCTCAAAATACGCTAAGTAATCACCAAAAACAATATCAACTTGTAAGTCATCCAAGTATTTTTGATAAACAGAAAAACTCATATTACCAGGTTCTTCTTGTCTAACCTTTGAGTTACCTAATTTAAAATTAGTCGGTGCAACTATTTTAACATAACCCTTTAATTCTACGGGGGGT